GACATTGCAGCTCCTGTTGGTGAAGAAAGTCTTATAGCTGAAGGAGCTTTGCCTTTGGGTGAAGAAGAGATTGTAGAAGAGGAAGAAGTAGTAGAAGAAGGTCCTGTAAGTGATGAGGTAATGGAAGAAGTAATGGCTGAAGGAGCTACAGGAATAGAAGCTCCACCACAATAATAATAAAATTACAATTAATAGAGGTCAATGACCGAGCATAAGCTCATCAAGTTATAAAGGAGATTTTAATGGAAAACCAAGAGGTTATGAACGAAACAGTTCAATACCAAACAGACAACGCAGAACCTATGGTAGATGCTTCTCAGATTTTCGAACCAGAAGCCGAAGCTGAAGGAGAAAGTCAGGAAGTAGAAGAAGTAAGAGAGCAAGAAGGAGAAGACGACCAGTTTTCACGCAAGTTCGCAGCTTTGAGCAGAAGAGAAAAAGATATTCGAGCAAAAGAAGCTGATTACGAATACCGAATGAGAGAGTTAGAGGAAAAGCTCCAAGAGCTACAAAATCCACCTGAAGAGCCTCAAGCTCCTATAGAAGAAAGATTAAGGCGTAATCCTTTTGAAACTCTAGAGGAAATGGGTTTAGGCTATGATAAGTTAACTGAATTAGCACTTAATGATGGGAAATTAACTCCTGAAATGCAAATGAAGTTAATGAGAGAAGAGTTAGAACATGGTTATAAGTCTAAATTTGAGGAACTGGAAGAAAGGTTGGCTCAAAAAGAACAAGAAGAAGAGTACAACAAATACGAATCTATAGAGACTAATTTTAAACAAGAAATAGATTCTTTCGTAAACGGCAAAGATGAGTTTGAACTCATTAATGCAAATGGAGCTAGTGATTTAGTTTACGATGTAATAGAAGAACACTACAACGACACAGGTAGAGTCCTTAATATGGACGAAGCCGCCGAAGCCGTTGAGTCCTACTTAGAGGACGAATTGGAAAAATTAATGAGTTTAGGAAAAGTAAAGTCTAGATTTTCTCCAAGACAAGAGCAAGTATTTAAAAGGCAACCGTCACCTACATTGTCAAACGCCCATTCTGCTCAGGCGTATCAAAGAGCAGATAGACCGTTATCAAATGAGGAGTCTGTAAAAGAGGCTGCTAAGCTAATAAGATGGGATGATGAAGGAAATTTAATTTAATATAATATAACAAACAAAGGAGAATAAAATGGCTGCTTTATCCGCAACTGGTTTTGCTGCTGCCCTGAAACAACATTATACTGATGAACGAATTGAGAATATGGTTTACAAAGATAATCCATTTCTTGCTATGGTCGCTAAGTATGAAGATTTCGGAGGCGAAAACTTAAAACTTCCAATTAAATATGGAAATCCAATGGGTCGTTCTGCTACTTTCGGAACTGCTCAATCAAACGTTACTGGTGGTAACATCAAGGCGTTTTTACTAACTAGAATAAAAGATTATGCAATTGCGCAAATTGAAAACGAGGTACTTGAAGCTTCAAAAGGTAATGCAAATGCGTTCCTAGAAGCTGCCGTATTCGCTATCGATGGTTCAATTCAGGCTGCTACTCGTTCTTTAGCTGTAGCTCTTTATGGGAATGGTAAAGGTTCAATTGGAGTTGTTAGC